TATTTGTGTGAGAAATGAAGGTATATTCACGTTCGGCGGTGAATGCAGCAGAGATCACAACATGATTCTGACAAAGGCACCTCCTCACATTGTTGCTGAGAGAGATGTTGAAACACATAGTGTGGCAGGACGCTCCGGTGACCTCATGCACGATAATGGCAGATACAAAAATGTGTCATTGCCTTACGAGTGTGCAATTCTACCCGGAAAAACACAGACACTCCGTGAAGCAGCTAATGATGCGGTTTTAATACTGAGTTCAACGCCCGGATATTTTCGGTTAGAAAATTCCTTCTGTCCAGAAACATTCCGTATGGCTCGCATATCAAAACAGATATCCATTGAAAGTGTCGTGGAAAAAGCAGGTAAGTTTACAGTCAATTTCGACTGCAAACCCCAGCGGTTCCTTATCTCCGGTGAAGCACCCTTCGAATACCTGGAGCCTTCTTTCATCGTCAATCCTACCCGGTTTGCCGCAAAACCTATTATCGAGGTGTTCGGTACCGGGCCTGGCATCCTGACCGTGGGTAAAACCGCTGTGGAGGTCAAGGAATTGGAAGACCAAATAATATTGGACTGTGAGATGATGAACGCTTACCGGCAGGTAGGTGACGCGGCCCCGGAAAATAAGAATTCCTGCGTTTATGCGCCTGAGTTCCCGGAACTGCTGCCCGGTGAGAATACGGTCACCTGGACCGGTGGTATCACCTCCGTACGGATCACGCCAAGGTGGTGGACCCTATGAAGCCTATCCTTTATGACGAATTCGAACGGGCCTTTGACCACAACGGCATCGGTATCCTGTCGGATGCCATCGATGTCATTGTGGATCCTGCCCTGAACGGTATCTATGAGCTGGAAATGAAATACCCGGCAGACGGTATCCATTACGAGGATATCGCCCACCGGGCCATCATCCTGTCTTCCGTGGATCCCGTTTCCCGGCCGCAGCCCTTCCGGATCTACCGTATCGTGCCCACCAGCAAAGGCACCGTTACCGTTTATGCCCGTCATGTGGCTTACGACCTCATGGGCGTCACCGTCTCTCCCTTCACCGCCGCTTCCGCAGCGGACGCGCTTACGACCATGAAAGCCAGCGCTGTGACCTCCTGTGAGTTCGATTTCTGGACGGATAAATCCACCCGGGCAAATATGACCGTCCTGGTACCCAAGTCCATCTGGTCGCTGCTGGGCGGCACAGAAGGGTCTATTCTGGATGTCTACGGCGGTGAGTATGAATTCGACCGCTTTACCGTCAGGCTCCATGAGCGGCGCGGTACCGATAACGGCGTCTCCATCCGCTACGGCAAGAACCTGACTTCCCTGGAACAGGATTCCAATATCGCCAACTGCTACACCGGCGTGCATCCTTTCTGGTACGGCCAGGAAGGCTCACTGGTGGAACTTCCGGAGAAGATCCTCCACGCTGAGGGTGTATTTACCCACACGAAGATCTACCCTCTTGACCTTTCTGCCGAATGGCAGGATCCTCCTGCAGAAGAGTTACTGCGCGCCCGGGCACAGCGGTACATGAAGGAAAACGACATCGGCACGCCCACTGTTTCCATCAAGGTGGAATTCGTCCGCTTGGAACAGACTGAGGAATACAAGGATCTCGCCATTCTGGAGCAGGTGCTCCTGGGCGATACCGTCCATGTATATTTCCCTAAGCTGAAGGTGGATACTGCCGCCCGGGTGGTCAGGTACCGCTGGAAGCCCCTGCTGGACCGCTACGACAGTGTTACCATCGGCAGTGTCAGATCCAACCTGGCAAGCACCATCGTCAAACAGCAGCAGGAGATCGCCAGCAAACCCACTGTAACGACCATGCAGTATATCGCTTCTGCCCTTGCCGCAACGGTCACCGGAGCGAAGGGCGGCTGTGTCAGGCAGCTGGACACCGACGGCGACGGAATGCCGGATGAATGGTATATCGCGGACAATCCGGACCCTGCCCAGGCTGTCAAGGTCTGGCGGTTCAATTATGAAGGCCTTGCCGCTTCCAAGACCGGCTACAACGGGCCCTTCATCATGGGAGCCACCTTTGAAGACGGCATCCTTGCCCATATGGTCCGGGCAGTCCAGGTAACCGCCGGAACCATCCAGAGCGCTGACGGCGGCAAGACTGTTTTTATCGACCTGGATAACGGTATCGTCAATCTTCGTCCCGTCAGTGACGAAATCAACGGCATCAAAACCTATTTCCGCTTTGATGCGGATGGCCAGTACATCGGCCGGGAGGATGACGAAGCGATCCTTCGCCTGTCTGCCGGTATCGTGGATGTGCTGGTGGCAGGCTATGCGGCCGCGACCTTTGACCGAACCGGCGTCACAGCCAAACAGGCAACCATCGAGATGCTGCATATGAAGGGCTACAGCTGGATCGCGGATGACGACGGGTACCTGAATCTATCATAAGGAGGTAAACCGTGGCGACAATATCTCTCAGCACGAATGACCGGGTCTACTACAAGAATGGCAAGAGCGGTGCTTCCGCTGTCGTTGGCTATGAAAGCAGCTCCCGGCGTGTCTGCCGGATCAAGTTTACCGCTCCTTCCACAGGCGCGACAGGTGTCAATATCACCTGGTATACCGCCGGCAGGGGGAACGGCTCTCATATCCCTATCAAATTCTATATTGGCACGGATCCGGGCAGCCACGCCAACGCGGGCTATGATTACGCAGCCACCGGAACGCTTGCTGTCGGGGAGGACTGGATGACCTTTACCGGTTCCGCAAACATTCTGCTGCTGCCAAATCAGACCTATTACCTCTGGATCTTCCCGGGAGAAGATACCTTCGGCTGGTACACGGCATACCGCACGAATTACACGTCCACGCTGGTCACATCCGGCGCGGCGATGTCCGGAATCAGCGGCCCGGCCGGAACGCTGGGCGCAGTTCATAAGCTGACACTGAAGCGGTATTCCAGCTCTCTCACGCACACCATTACGGCCGCCTGCGGGAAGGCTTTCCTGACGATCGCCAGCGGCGTGCAGGCAGATACAGTCTCCTGGACACCTCCTGTCGGCTGGGCAGCGCAAAACACAACGGGCTTACAGGTTACCGTGGAAATCAAATGCACCACTTACGACGGCTCCACAGCCATAGGAAGCACTTCTGTTTCCCTAGTGTTTGCTATCCCGGAATCTGTGGTCCCGACGGTGTCCGCAGTGGTGACCGATAAGAACGGTCATTTTGCGAAATATGGCAGCTATATAAAGAGCAAATCCCAGGCAGAGGTAACCGTTTCCGGTGAAGGGGCCTATGGTTCTCAAATCACGGCCTATTCCATATCGAATGGTTCCGATGTTGTGTCCGGTCCTTCTATGGTGTTCGACCTGCCAAAAACCGGAACGATTACGTTTACGGTATCTGCCACAGATTCCCGGGGCCGTAAAACATCCGCGACTGTTTCTGTAGAGGTGGTGGATTACAGCGCGCCCACCGTCACGATCCTGGCAGCCTACCGCTCCGACGAGAATGGAAACCAGGACGACGACGGAATTCATGCCGCTGTTGTATTTAAGGCCGATATAACGCCCCTTGGAAGCAGGAACAGTGCGGAATACACCCTTCTGTATCGGAAAAAAGGTTCCTCTGACTGGACAAGCGTGCAGATCCCTTCCCTGTCCGGTGATTATACTCCGGATGGAGCGGTGCAGATCGTTCCGGTCGAATTGGATTTCGCCTACGAATTCAGTGTAAAGGCAGCCGATAATTTTGGTACTGTCGATTCGATCTACAGGACCGTTCAGGTGGCGTTCTTTCTTCTGAGCTTCCACAGGGAAACAAAAGCTGTGGGGATCGGCCAAAAGGCCACGGAACCGGGGACCGCGGCGTTCGGCCTGCCGGCGAAGTTCAACGCCGGCGTGATCGCCGACGGAAAGACCATGGCTTTTGTCTATAGTGAATCAGTTGGCGGCTATGTATTAATGGAGGTGGAAAATGCTAACGTTTAAATTTTCAGGCGCGGACGGTGTTATGTCCGTCCAGGAGACCCTGACTGCCGGAATGATCGGTAAACAGGTAAAATTTGAATTCACATCTGACTGGGATAATTTGGAGAAAACAGCCGTTTTCGAGGCCGGTATGGTATCCCGGATCGTGAGCGGTGTCGAGAGCGTTGTGTCGATCCCCGCCGAGGTTTTGGAACAGGCAAACCGAAGACTGATGGTTGGCATCTATGGTGTGGACGAAGAAAAGAATTTGGCCATACCTACGATCATGGTCACAGGTCCCCAAATTGAAAGGGGCGCGGACCCCTCCGGAGATCCCGCTATGGATCCGTCACTTCCCGTGTGGGCGCAGCTGCAGGAGGAAATCGAGGAAATCAGAGCGGATATGGCATATACAGCCATCGATATCACCAGGATAATGAACAATGTGGGGACCGTGGAGCTGGGTACCAAGGTCAACGAAGTGACGATCAGCTGGACCCTGAACAAAGACCCTGCGTCCCAGACCCTGGACGGGAAAGCAGTGGAATCTTCCGCCAGGGCAAAGACGCTGACCGGGCTGGATCTGACGGGAACGAAGACCTTTACCCTGAAGGTTGCGGACGAGCGGGACGCGACGGACAGCGCAAGTACCACGGTATCCTTCCTCCGGGGCGTATTCTACGGTGCGTTGAATGCGGATGCCGCCATTGACAGCGCCGCGATTCGAAGCCTTGGCAGAAGCCTGCAAAGCGGCATTACGGGCACCTTCCAGATGACCGCGGGGGAGGGGCAGAAATTCACCTTTGCCGCGCCCGTCAGCTACGGAGAGCCCACGGCATTCAATGTCGGCGGTTTCGATTACACATGGGCAAAGGTGGCGACCTTCGCCTTCGAGAATTCCTCCGGGCACACGGAAAGCTACAATGTCTGGATGAATGACGAAGTGGTGGCCGGTACCCGGACAGTGAAAGTCCTGAAGTAAGGAGGAAAATACTATGCCACTAAATATTGACGCAAAAATCAAGCCTTCCGGTAATTTTCCGGCAGTCGACGCGGAAGATGTTCTGATGCCCGATGGTAAAACGTTGGACAAAACCCTTGTACTGCCTGAAGTTACCGGCGCTGACGCGGGGAAATTTTTACGCGTTAACAGCAATGGTGAATGGGCAGCGGAGAAGGACGATAGTTCCGCGATACCGGTCTTTAACCTGAGCGAAATGGGTCTTCCGCCCGTGATGCCAACCGGCGAGTATTCCAGGCTCAATGCAGATATGACAAAGATCTGCGAAGCCCTTGATAAAGGACCGGTTCAGTTTGTTGTTCCCATGTATACGGGCGTTGTGGAAAACGTTACGATCGTTGCGACAGCGCTGCGGTCAGAGGGCCAATATGCGTGTACGTACGTTTCGAACGCGCTCGGGACGGTACTTTATCTCATGATCGGCATCACAGAAAATGGAATGTTTGTTTCGGTCACGCCCCTTGTCAGCTATATCGATGCCTACATGGAAGAAGCTCTTGGGGGTGATTACTGATGGCGAATGTTTTAGGCGCGCTTTTCGGGGATATCGCAAATGCCATACGGGAAAAAAGCGGTGAAACCGCAACCATGAAGCCTGTAGAGTTCCCCGATAAGATCCGGGCGATCGAAGTCGGGGGCGGTTCTTCCGCTGATGTGCGGTATGTGACCTTTATGTCCTATGACGGTTCTGTGGAATATGGCAGGATACCAGTTGCGGTTGGGTATGATTGTCCGAATCCTAAGTTTGCGACACCCACACGGGAAAGCACAGCACAGTACAACTACACATTTTACGGCTGGGCAGCCACGCCCAACGGTGGGGCGGACGCAAACTGGAACAAGTCCATCACGGAAGATAAAACCGTTTACGCGAACTTTGTGGCAGCGGTGCGGTATTACACCATTCGTTACTATGATGGTGATACGCTGCTGAAGTCGGAATCCCTGGCCTACGGCACCACGCCGGAGTACACCGCCAAGAAGGCTGGCTATGATTTCGTGGGCTGGACTCCTGAGATCGTTCCTGTTGCAGGGAACGCGGACTACTATGCCCAGTGGAAAGAGCTGTCCGGATTTAGCGATGTTTTGACAATGGTGGAAGCTAATCTTCCCACTAGTGCAAACGGTCTCAAATACGGAAACATCGCAATCAATAACGCTGGTACGCTGATTGCTTTTGCTTTCGCTGGTAGGCATACATCTGGCAACGCTCCGGCTATTTATAATATTAGCGGTGATGCACCTACTATATTATCAGTCCCTGCGACTGGAGTGGCATCAGCTGTCGCCTTTAATTACGATGACACAGAACTTATGGTAGAGGGCTATAACACGTCTGATTACAAACACCATCTTGCGCAATTAGACATAGACGATCTTTCAAGTTGTTCGCTGGCGAGTCAAGTCAGCGTAAATTCGTCATCTGCTATAGCATATTCACCAGTTGCTGATCTGTTTGGATACCCTTATCAAATATCAGGTGCGAATTATAATTTTGTCCAACGTGGCCACGCAACTATTCCGTTTGGTGATAGGATAAACTTCGCCGTGTATAGCCCGGATGGGGTTCATGTAGCACTCGTGGGAGGCGACACTGTTGGAGCAAAAATATACAATATCAGCGGAGAATTGGTTGCGGATGCTTCGAAATTCACCAGTAAAAATGTCAAAAAGGTATTCTACAACTCGGACGGAAGTTTGCTTGCGGTTTCGTATGGTGCAGCACCGTGGGTTGAAGTCTACGAAACGATAAATTACACGAAAGTGTGCGACCTATCTGATATTGTCAGCGCAACCGCCTATGCAGAATTTATGGGGCTTGACACGCTTGTTATCGGCACAGGCACAACAGTCATGGTGCGCACCATCACAGAAACAGGGCATAAAGCCTATGAGTATGACGTTCCGGCATACGAGGAATCAGGCGACGTTGTAAACATTGTTAAGAACCACAATAGCACAAGAGTGGTAATTCAGACCACCGCAAAAGCCACAGTCTGGGCATTGACATAAATTACAAGCACCGCTCTTCGGGGTGGTACACCCCACAAAGGAGGAACTATGGGCAACAGATTTTTCCCTAACTATGACACATACAAGATCACGTCCCGGTTCGGTATGCGGACCCTGAACGGCGTGACCAAGATGCACAAGGGCATCGATTTGGTGGCAAAGACCAGATCCGGTGTCTCTGCCGCCGACTACGTCACTGCCCACACCGGCGGCACCGTCACCGCCTGCGGATATGACAGCTCTGCCGGCAATCTGCTGAAGATTCAGACGGCTTCCGGCGTGATCATGGTCTACTACCATCTGAAGGACAAGCCTTCTTTCAAGGTGGGCGATACCGTCAAGACCGGGCAGGTCATCGGCTACATGGGCGCCACCGGCAACGTCACCGGCGCCCACCTGCACTTCGGCATCCAGGTAAACGGCGAGTGGATCGACCCGGAACCTTATCTGGATAAGGACTACGAGCCCGGCCAGAAGCCCGCACAGATGGTTTGTGTGGAAGTCCCGGTACTGCGCCGGGGCGTGAAGGGCGAGACCGTCAAGACCCTGCAAACGCTCCTGATCGGCTATGGCTACAGCGTGGGAAGCTCCGGTGTGGACGGCTCCTACGGTCCCGCTACCGAGAACGCCGTGGAGGCCTTCCAGGAGGATAATGACCTGGATGCGGACGGCATCTGCGGTCCCAAGACCTGGGCGCAGCTGTTGGGGGTGGAGAGTTGATAGAGAATCTTACCCCCGGCCAGATCTGCGTCATTGTAGTCGGTCTGCTGCTGGCTCTGGCTGGTTTCATCAATACCGTGGGCAGTGCCATAGAGAAGGTCGTCAAAGCCTGGAAAGCTGCCAAGGCCCCGGAGGAGACCCAGAACGACCGTCTTGCCAAGGTGGAGAAAGATGTCGAGGATATCAAACGGAAGCTGAAAAACGATGCGGACGCGCTGGCAGACAACTCCAAGGCCAACCACGTCACGCAGGAGGCCCTGCTTGCGCTGCTGGAGCATGGCCTGCATGGAAATAATGTAGACCAAATGACAGCAGCAAAGAAGAATCTGGAAAATTATCTGATCAATCATTAAGGAGGATATATACTATGGCTAAGGAATATTTCATCAAGTGGATCAAGGCCGCTGGTATGCGCGCTGTCAAGACCGTGGCACAGACTGCCGTTGCCACCATCGGCACCGCAGCCGTCATGGGCGAAGTAAACTGGATGGCTGTAGGCAGCGCCGCCGCTCTGGCGGGTGTACTGTCCCTGCTGACCAGCATCGCAGGCCTGCCCGAGCTGAAGGAGTAAGCGGCTCAATAGCGACTGTAATGTACGCTAAATGATGATCCCCCTTCCTGACCATTCCGGCCGGGGAGGGGGATTTTTGCGTTTTTCTCATTTGTGGTAGCGCAATTTATATTCTTTCCAGTAACATGTACTGCAGGGGCAATTTTCTACAGAGTAATGGGAATCGAATTTAACATCAGAGGAGGTGAAATCTGTGCCGGTAACCAGATAGTCAAGAGAAACACCAAATGTGTGTGACATTCGAATCAATACATCCAAACTGGGAACTCGTCGTCCCTGTTCGTACATACCGATTGTACTTGCGCTGACGTGCAGAACATCTGCGAACTGCAATTGGCTCATATGCGCCTGCTTTCTAAGCATGATGATTCGATGATATATCATTTTATTACCCCGTTTGTTAGTTATTTTTGACGACTATTGTCGAAAAGTATCGTTTTTTATCGATTCCTATTTTGCACGGTCGAATGATGATAGAACAAGACGAACGATATCTGTGGACAAACCCCAATGCGCATGCAATAATATATATATAAAGGAAGAAAAGAAATGCCAAACGCAAAAGAAGAAACATTATATCACGCGCTGTTTTTGGCGCAACATTTGAGTAAGGGTGATTTAAGAGACGGCCTGGTGTACATTCTGTACGAACTGGATATGCCATCACACAACATCGGATATCACTATGTAAGAAATGCGATTCTGATGTTTTACCAGGATCCGGTACATATGTTGCTACAGGGAATCTATCAGACCGTCATAGAAAAGGTCAATCCATCTGCCAGCTATGAGCAAATAGAACAGTCCATGCGGTCTGTAATCGGTCAGTCATATAAAAACTGTGATCCACAAGTGTGGAGAATCTATTTTAGGCCGAAGGGAATGCGGAAGGCAAAGCGTCCATCCAATTACGAATTTATTTCGGAAATAGCAAACTTTATGGAACTGTGGCAGGCTTGCTGTAAGGAGGTCAGTTATGAAATTTAATAACATGGCTGCACTCCGGGATACTTTGGAACAAACGGATACGCAGCAGCTGGATGATATGCTCCTGAAAGAACTGCGAAAAGAATCCCCCAATGGGGAACTGATCCACTTGATAAGCAGTATTTTGAAGGAACGGGATCGGGATAGGCTGCCCGAGATCGATGAAAATATCCAGCGGGCCTGGGAGCGGTATCAAAGGAAATCACAACCGGTACATAAGGAACGGAACTCCCTGAATAGCATGCTCGTAAAGGTAGCATCTCTAATGCTAGTGCTGTTTGTCTTACTGGACTTCATACCTCAGGAAGCGGAAGCAATGAACTTCTTTGAACGATTCATTGCCTGGACGGAGGATGTATTCTCTCTGATCAATCCGTCAGAAACTAAGGAAAATAAGGAGGAATACGTATTCCGGACAGATAACCCCGGCCTGCAGGAAGTCTACGATAAGGTAGTAGAGTTGGGGGTGACGGATCCCGTGGTGCCTTCCTGGATCCCGGAGGGGTATGAACTGGTGGAGTGCGTGTCGACGGATACTCCGACAAAAACGTATTTAACAGCAACTTTCTCAAATGGGCAAACAAAAGCTGTTTATCAATTAGATATTTACTCCGAAAATGTTACGTATGAGTTTTACAAAGGCGGTACAGAAATCCGGGTAGAAGAGAAGAATGGAATCAAGCATGCGATCCTACAGAATAACGATATATTGCTAGCGGTGTGGACAGTAGATAATATGCAATTTTCTATCAGTATTGATTGCCCAGAGGATACATTAATTCGGATTCTCGGCTCAATCTACACGATGGAGGATATATGAAATGAAAGGGGTTGTTTGTTGTATTTGTATGCTTTTGGCGCTGATTATGGTGTTGGCAATTCCTGCCCTTGCCGCAGGATCAACAGCGCCCAGGGCCAGCGACTTCTTTAGGGGCAGCAGTGTCTATTTGTGTAATATGTCCGGCAACTCCTTTGAAGCTTGGTTTGATGTGACTGCCATCGGAACCATGGACGCAATTGGTGTTAAATTTATCAAAATCCAACGGTCTCCCGATGGCTTCAACTGGACAACGGTAAAGACCTGTGCAAAGGAAAACTACCTGTATTTGCATGGCTATAATACGACTACGCATGCGGCAGGTGTAAGCTATACGGGAACCGGCGGCTACTACTACCGGGCATACATCCAACTCTATGCGAAGCTGGGGGTTGATACGGCCACCATGGACCGATACACTTCCAAAATCTATATCCCAGCCAGCTAACAATTTTCCGGCCTAAGAGTTAGGCGACACACGTAAGTATCCTCTTGGCAATCATTTAGCCCCTCCCTTAAACGGGAGGGGTATTTTTTATCCGTTCTGCAATGGTGGCGATGAACTGCTTGTTGGACGGTGGTTTCTTCATTCCAGGGAAGTATTTCTCCCAAACCTCGGGAGACCGACGTTCCCAGGCATCCAGGATTGCTACCCGAACCGCATGTTCTACCGGTTGCCAAGAGGAATAGCAAAAGTAGTCGGCTGTATAGGGATACAATTCTTTCGTCAGACTTTGATCGCTGTCTAATGCATAACAGGGGACCAGCAAAAGCAAATGCTTATATCCAAGCCGATGGACTCCGAAATGCAATTCATGCAGAATGTGGCCAGTGACTTCCTGAAGACTGTGGACTTGTTCTTCGTATGTGATGATCATGGAGTTGCCTCTTTTCTATTTATTTTCCAGAATCACCATACCACGATAACTGAATTAAGTTCAACCTACAAAATTCGAGTATTTTCGAGAAATGGATTACGACCAGAAAAGTATTGATGTGACCTTGTTGCAGATTTGTTGCAAATTTAAATTAAACAATAACAAATGATGCAATATAAAGTTAACAAAAACCAGAGATATTAAATAAAAGTCTCATAAAACAATATGAAAAAATACGGAAAATCACTAGAAACTGCCTTTTAAGCAGTGGGTCCGGGGTTCGAATCCCCGACGGGTCACCAAAAAAGCCAATACCCGGATGGGTATTGGCTTTTTTGCATGAATTGACGGGGATTCGAACGATCAAATGCAACGGTCCGGTGGACCGTTGCTTGCCGCCAGCTGGATGGCGGCAACACAACTATCTTTGCCAAAGGCAAAGATGCAAACGAATCCCCGACGGGTCACTAAGCGAAGCTTCCCCGACGGGTCACTAAGCGAAGCTTCCCCGACGGGTCACTAAGCGAAGCTTCCCCGACGGGTCACTAAGCGAAGCTTCCCCGACGTGTCACCAAGCGAAGCTGGATGCACAGCACTTTGCTGTATGGCATAGGATGGGCAGAGGTGATAAATGTGGCGTTTTTTGGTGTACCTTCCGCCAGAGCAGTTGTTTCCGGGAATGCGGCCCATTCCCGGATCCGGGGACAGGTCAGCTTTGTTCCCCGGCGGGAGGGGGTACTTGTCATTGCGGACATACAGGGGCTTCCGTATTCGGAAAACGGCTTTTTTGCCATGCACATTCATGAGGGCGGCGACTGCCGGGGCAAGGGTTTTCCCAATACCGGGGTACATTATAACCCCGGAAAGCATCCTCATCCCCGGCATGCCGGGGACCTGCCGCCCCTGCTGAGCAGCGATGGAAACGCGTATCTGGCAGTACTGACAAGCCGGTTTCGAGTGGAGGATATCATTGGAAAAAGCCTGGTGATCCATGATAAGCCGGATGATTTCAAATCCCAGCCTGCGGGAGACGCGGGAAATAAGATCGCCTGCGGCCTGATCCGCAGGGTGTGATCCGCGACGAAGCGGTGACCGATAGCAGGCTGTCCTGCCATTCCCGTGAAAGCAGGTGAATGGCAGGACTCTTGCGTCAT